AATATTAAACGGATGGCCGCGATTTTGAATTATCGAGTTTTTACTTTTTCATAATTACCAAATTGCCATTTGGAGTCCAAGTATAAATGAGACTCCAGTACACCGATTCAATGCAAAAGTTGAGAGACCCCGATACCAAAACGACTCTCAAAATGCCAAGAGCAAGTCGTTTTTCAATTCAAACCAAACATTACTTCCGCACTTACCCACAGTGCTCCCTTACTAAAGAAGGAACACTAGCCCAGATACAACAACTATACACCACAAACAACAAGAAATACATCAAGATCTGCAGAGAGCTGACATGGCACAAACCCTAGGGTTTATTCTAAGGATTACTTCATCAGACCCATTTCATTATTTTTTTCTTTTTTTAATCATCCATCTTTTAATATGGAATACATTTTCATTTTTTACTATTTGTTTTCTCTGTTTTCTTTTTTGTTTTCGTTTTCTATGTTTTCTTTTTTTTCTTTTTGGTTTTTCGCTGCGCGACCCTTCTTCCTTAAAATATTTTTTTCCATTTTTTCCTGTTCTTTCCTTCATAATCATAGAGATGAATTGGACATAACAAAAACTAATTAATTACGACAATTAACTAATTCTAACTAAAATATCTAGATATTTATCGTAGTATGTGATCACAAATTGGACACGTAAAGGCTTAAGACCCACACGCACCACATCCAACCCTATAAATCGACATCCCACGAAGCGAACATCGCACCAGGAAATATGACGATCAGATACAAGAACACCAAGGGCGTGTCATTCGTAATCAACGTGCGGCTCAGAAAAGAAAACTCGATCTCCGTCGAGATCGATCTATTCTCGCAAAAGACACCATACCTACACAAACAACAATTCGTCATCCCATACAGCCATCAAGGAATAATCACCCCGTTTAACTTCAACGACTTAGAGGAAGGCATTAAAGGCCTAATGAACGTCATGTACGCAGAATCACCAGCGGATGAGTTCAGGCACGAAGACATGATCGAGGCAATCGACATACTCATGATGCAAGAGGCCCACGTCATAGACATAAACCTAGGAGACAAATTTAACATGAATTCATGTACTAGCATATAAACGTATGTATATCGTTTGAATTAATAACATACATATTTTCATACGCATACAGTGTAACCGTAAATTAAATCTAACAAAACTAAGATGATTTAGCCCATACCCTTATTCGTAGCCCAACAATATTGTCCAAATGATTTGGCCCAGGCCCACATAAAAAGTTATGACAGAATTAAAGGGATCGCGCGATAACCAAGAAAAGCGCGCGATTATAATGGTCGGGGGCCCACCATAAAAAAATCGCGGCCATCCGGT